CTGGGAGGTTTCTCCAAATCAATCATCACGGAAGGGGTGCAGCACCTCGCCACAAAAGGCAGATCCGGCTGGTTGATCACCGACATTGATGCGATCATCAACTTTGGTAAAGACCGCGAAAAGTTGCAGGGGCAGCCGATGCTGGTTGCAACATGTGAACGTCGCAGGGGCATCCTTACCATCACCAATGGTCACGACACTGTCTTGTTTAAAAGACGATACAACTCTGTCGATCTGCCGGAGGATGAGGTGACGATCTGGCTGTGCCAGAATGAACTGGGTTCTTACACATTCATGCTACCATCAGAATACTAGGAGGCTGGGATGAGACTGTACTGTGTAGAATTTGATACTGAGGACCACGGCACGGTTCGTGCCTGGTTTTCGACAAAAAAAGAGGCTAACAAGTACTACAATACAGAGGGCAAGGAGAATAGTCAGGGCCATGAACCTTCCTTGAAAATTCTTGCGTATGATTTCACCAACACAAAGCGGGGAATACAAGACCTGTTGAATTGGATCGATCTATCCGGCCTTGATGGTGCCCCCAAACAATTGGTGGGTGTCGATAGAGAAGTCATCAAAGAATGGGACGATTATCCTGACCACGACATTCCCGTGGTTCAACGCATAGTTTAACGTCGCAAACGAAAGCGGGGGGTGTGACCCCCCGCTCCCCGTTAACAAACACAAAGGAAAAGAGTTACGAAGTAGCATATCGAGACTGGGTAATCTGGGAGAGAATGGAAAACCCAATCTCGATTTCGCAACAAACAAAGAATACCATTGTTATAAAAAAGTTACTAGAAGTTTTAAAAAAGTTTCTATATATTAAATCTAATTAGATTTTTTAAAAATCTTTTTAGACACAACAAACTTAGGAGTTTCACCACATGCTCTTAGCAAAAACCACTTTCTGGGTGGCTCTTGTAGCTGTTAGCTACAAAGATCCCAGCCCATTTATTCCCGCAGCATTCAAAGATGTGCGGGTGATACAGCACATAACTTTCGATGACCCTTACGATGAATTAGCTGATTGCCGTCTGGCAATTATGGATAAACTGCAAGAGGTCAGCCAAGAGACAATGGATACTTACAAGGTGCGAATTCACAAGAACACCTGTGAGGAGAACGTCGTAGAGTATTACGTTCCGGTGCCCCTGCCAAAGCGGAGGCCAACGATATGAGGAAGACTGGCTATCAAATGAAAAAAGAATGGGAAGCGTTCCACAAGGATCATCCCCGTGTCTTTAATCTGATCACCAGGTATGCACTGGAAGGAATTAAACGGGGCAGAAAGAACGGCTCGATTAATCAGATCTTTGAAGTCATCCGGTGGAACCATGAAACGGGCAGTGAGGATCAGGAATTCAAACTGTGCAACAACCATCGTGCGTTTTATGCGCGATTGTTCATGGAAGAGTACCCCCAGTACGACGGGTTCTTCAAAACTAAACCATCCAAGGCAGACGATTATGCGCTGGTTTGATGAGATGGAAGATCGGTTTCGGCAACGGCATCCGGTCTTGATGTTCGCGTTTGAAGCGGTTGCTTTTGGCGCGATGATGGCGATGTTCCTAATCCTGTTAGTGCTAGTGGCAGACTTGCCGTGACGAGGGGCAGAAAGAACCAGTGGGTGTGTAATAAAACCCCAATCGATGAGATCCCTATCGGTGAGAACTATTTCTTCAGTGAGATGCAGTTTCGCTTGCTGAGAAATTATGAAGACCCACCAGGTGAAGAACCGGGAATTGTTCGCAACAAAATGCAAGCAGCCATAGTTGCACGGTGCAAGTATCTGGATCGTGAGCGAGACAAGAGCTGCGGAAAAACGACGAAAAAAGTTTATCGGTTGAGTGACCGCTGGGAACTTAAGGGCATTGGATATCGGACTCTGAAAGAGAGAGATATGAATTCCAAAGCTAGGCATGAATTCAAATACGATGATGAAAATAAAAGGGGGTTCACAATATGGAGGAACGGTTAGAGGAGATGACTGTTCGCGCAGAATGCGCGGAGCTAGTATGTCAGGAGTCACAGAAGGCATTGCTCACGACGATACTGGAGATGTGCCGGCACGAAGACGGCAGCCGAAACAAACTTAGAAAGTTGAAGCACATTGCCGAAGGGCTAACCACTGGGAAGGTCGATGTTGAATGCCGGAACTTACTGCATAAGATTGTCGTGTACCTAAAGACCTATGACAAGGCCGACATAAGGGAACAAAGAATACTGGAGAGAAACAATTACAAGGAAGAGATAAGGGTGAGGGACAACGCACTCGAACTGCCACCACTTAGGAGCCAGGCCAATGGCAACTGAACTGGTGTTCGACGCAAAGAAGGGGGGAGCAATCATCGTGATCTTCCCCAACGGGGAATTTTATGTGAATGCCAACACCGACAATGAGGGAGGCAAGCTGGGGTATGCATTGCAGAAGTTCTTGAAAGACGATGCTTGGAAACGTCGCATACTCCAGCGAATTGAAGATGTTATCGCTAAAGAAGAGCGGGAGAAAGAGTACCAAAAGTTACGAGATAGACCAACTAAAGTTTGAAGTATTGCAAACTTAGTTGTTTTTTTATAAACTTATTTAGATTTTTTAAAAATGTTTTGGGAGAGATAACATTTCTAAGGAACTGGAAAACCGTCTTTTAATTCTGGAGACACAGGTTCAGCAATTGAAAGAGATGGTTTTGTCGCTGGCTTCTGGGAGGGAACCAGTGACAAGCAGGGAGGTCGATGACCAGACACAGGTCTACGACGCAATGCGGGGTCTGACTGTGCAACGTCACGCAACCATACAAATGGTGTTGGACGGGGCTACCCAGGCAGAGATGGCTGAACGATTTCAGATATCAGAAGAGGCCGTCAAAGGTAGGCTGTATGCCATCAGAAAGATCCTTGGTCAGGAGCTAGGTGTTAACGTCACCAACACCAGTACTGCCATGAAGAAGTTTCGAGAAGTCATCGATACCATGAGCGATGAAAAATATCTAAGAGTAGCCGGACTCCCGAAAGACTGGCATACAAACTGGACGGAACAAGATCGAGAGGAAAATCCTAAACTCTACAAGAAGTAATAACGACAACAACAAACCAAAGGCATCACCACATGTTTGCAATTCGCAAGAAAGGCGAAAGCCAAAACCTTTATATATGTAGCTCTGTCGGTAACATTAAGACAGTGCAGCGCGACCACGAAATAAATATATCTGGGCACCAGTTTAAAGTACTGGCGGGGCAGTCAGTACATCGATCCACCGGCACAGCCAATGAGGGGATCGCCAAGCAGATAGCAAAAGCTTTGACCCAGATTGTGCTGGATGAAAATCCGCATCTGAAAAAGGAACGTCAAGTTGCCTCCGTTGTTCTGCCAGCTAAGAGAGTGCTGGGTGATCCTAATAACGTAGACAACTGGACTGTAGAGGACGCATTCGAATACCGGAAACAGAACGAAAAGTTAACTGATGACGTTACTTACTTCTTCGAAAGATTTTTCGTAAAGGCTGTGTTCGATTGTGGCGAGTACAACTATCCCAAGCGATTTGCTGACTGGCCCCTCGTTAGCGAAAAAGATATCGAGATCTTTAACAAGTTTCGCTGGAGAGAAGTTGAGGCCAAACGAGACAAACCGATTGCCGGAGGCACAAGAAACACAGAGTTGGATTATCTGAGGGCTGCCATGAAAGTTGCAGAACGTGTCAGCTATAATTATAGCGACGGAAGATATCGGTGCCCCTCTATCAAAAACTTTCCGGTGAATGATAACACAGATAATTTTTTCACACCGGAGGAAGCAAAGGCTGTGCTGGAGTGGATGGCAGAAAACAAGCGCAACCATCTCAAGATGTATCTGACACAGGCATACACCGGGGCAAGGCCAATAGAGATTGCCAGACTGACATGGGATTGTGTTCATCTGGAAGATGAAAAGAGCCGTGTCCAATTCTATAACTACAAAGGCGGGAAGGGCAAAAGAACTCGCTGGGTTCCGTTGCACCGCATCTTGGTTGAGATGCTAAAGGATCATCCAAGGAGTGTGCGTAATGATTTTGTGTTCCATACATTTTGCGGGAAACCTTTTTCAGTTAAGAGTGCAAAGGCTGGAACCAGATCACCCTCATATATTATGTCGTTCACTGAATGCGCTAGGGCACTGGGCTTGGACAAAACCAGCTATGCTTTTCGGCACAGCTTTGCAACGTGGCTACTGGAGAATGGTGAAACCATCATAACAGTTATGAAGTTGATGGGGCACAGCCAAGTAACCACCACGCAAAAGTATCTGGGCGTAGCTGACGCGACCAAGATAAATGCAGTCAATAATTTACCAGCGTTATAAAGGAGAACTATATGGAATTTGTAACTATCGACGGCATCAAATGCTTTGGTGAAGTCAGACCAGGTAATCACTATGCGATCATATGGTGTGAGCAACCAGCGACTGTTGTCGATGATGAGTTAGGAACCGACGCGACTATCACTGGCTGGGACCAAGTTGTTAAAGCAATTAGGGAACAGCATGTGGGTGATATCGTTGAGATCCATGCTCACTGATGACCAAACTTTTTTCAAACTACGGCACTGTCACTAGTGTCACTAAACCTGTCATTGGTGACAGGAGTTGATAATAGGACAGGCTGGAGACCGCAGAAAAAGTAGCGGTTCAAACCTTGCCTGTAGAGTTCATATAAACAACTCATCAAACTTTGGTGACAGTAGTTTCAAACTAGTTTGTAACTAATTTTTTTTTGATTTTTGTAAAAAAAACTCATTAAATAATCCTTCACCCTAAATTTGGGAGGAAGGGGATAAACACAAAGGATAAAACAATGATCAACCTCACGTTAGTATCGAATCGAAATACCTCGCCTAGCGGCGAGACAAATGTCGGCCTGTTGCAAGAATATGCCAGTCACTACAATTCATATTTAGAAGAGCTTACCCCATACCACAGGGACGTTTATCAGATAATTAGCGAGACTACCATGCGGAGCTACTTCTTTCCATACAACGCATGTCCTTGGCATTCGGATTATTACGGCTCAATAGATTTTCTCGACATGAGTGGCAAACGAGTTGGAATTGATGAAGTCAGAAAGCATGTCTCATCATCACAGCGCAGAGAACGAACCACATGGTTAATGGATTATGCATTCAATCAGACCGTTGGTCGAGCGCAGGATGTGACCGTAGGGATCTGCACACCTTGGGCAAATGTAATTACGCCAATCTTATATTCGACCTACAAGGCGATGGCGATGAAGCATCCGAAACATCTGGTGAGTTATCGTGACCTTGTTACTCCAGTCCCAGAGGGTGGGCTGGGTGTAGTCGGGCAAGCGAAAACGAAGACCGTTAGGAACAAATGGTCTGAGCAAGTATTTAGAACCAAGCTGGAAGCCAATGTTGTATCCGACACAAACCCGAATGCTCCCATACGGGAAATCCTGTCGAAAGACATGCCAGAATTTTCTGGGGAACTCGATAACCAAAGGCGTTTCTTTTATACCAGAGTCAACGCTAGAGCTGCGTTTTGTCACAAAGCTGTAATGTGGAAAGCACACTCAATAGCCTTTGATAAAATGCATGGCAGGGATCACTGGAACGAGAAGCTGAAATATTGGGAAGAGGGGTTAGGCCACAGTCGCGAGATTATTGATTTCATTTTCGATTACCACACCAAGAATAATACAGATTCATTGCAGTGGCTTTTAAACCTACATTCAGACGACGCACTGATGCCTTTGTCACACTATTGCGACTTCGATGAAAACAAGTGGCGTTAATGTTACGTTGTAACATTACTTCTAATTTTTAGTACTAATTTTTAGAACTAATTTCTAGTACTAAAAAAAGGGGATATTTTTATTAGCCGTCCTGTAGTAGAAAAAGTTCAACACTACACAGGAGGAAATATGGAAACAAATATCTTAGAGAAACTTGGCCTACCAGATGATCAAGAGGCTATCTTCGGTAGGCAAGAACACGCAAAGGACGAGGCCATCAAATGTGCTATATCAGGATTGCTGGACGCAAAAGAAAAAATGGAAAAGCAGTTTGGTAATTACGCAACGATGAAAGCAATGGTCTGGCTGGTAGATGAACTAACAGACAAACTTTCGGATGGCCCTTCACTTAAAATAAAAAGGGACTGACCCCAAAAGGACCAGCCCCCCACAACAAACCCAGAAGCTTCACCACAAAGTCAACTGGATCAGCTTTTTGATAAGACGCACGGACAGAAAGTTCAAGCGTCTTTTTTCTTATCACCACAAATGCGATTCGCTACTGGTTCTACTTCGATAAAACTTTCTTCGACTGGTGGTCTACGATTTTCTGGCACCAGTTGACCAATTCCTCCATCGTTAGCTGGCTCTTCATATAGTTTGCTTGGAGTGTGACAAACCATACATTGTCTTTCGTGTAGCCCTTACTGCTATCGATCCTGTCAAGGGAGGCGGTGAAGCGTTTGAGATTGGACTCTTGTGTGCCCTCCAATGTGATCTCGAAACCAGTGATTGGGCACAAGCCTTTCTGATCTTCAAATAGCTCTTCCAGAAATTCTTTTGTGAGATCAAAGGGCCAGCCCATTCGTTCTGACTTTCGCTTGCAGTCGTGTATAAATCTTCGAAGTCTTGTCGCTTTTGCCATGTTGTACCTCAAGTAATTACTCTGCCAACAGGTTCGGCATTTTTTCAAATGCCAACGGCCTGTCATAGGGAAGTCATCTAATGGCTTTGTCTCACCACAGATATTACATGTTCTATTTCGGGGGGCCATAGTTTAGCCAAGTCGCGGCAGCGATTGCACCAAGGATGGCTACTGTTATTGATTTGAGAATTGTTTTTGAAATGGTTCTTTTCGCGGAGCGGAAATCATCAAGGAGATTTCTTAGGTCATGGATATCTTTGCCAGCCTCTGGGTCACCCAGACCAACTTGCTTGAGGGCTTCTCTGGCACCATCAGTTGCGGCTCTATTTAACAGAACCTGTAGACGTTGTTCATCAAGCTCGACCATTGGTCTCAATTGGGTTTCTGGTTTTAGACATCAGGAGAGTTTATTAAAACTCCGAATCATCGTCGTCCCAGTCAATAATTCTATTCAGTTGATACTGAATTCTCATTAATGGGTAAAAATTCTTTAGGCGAAGGGCAACCACACTATCCTCGATTGGTTCCCGATTAATCTTCGAGAAGACCACTGGGATATCACCAGTGTCTCTTATGCCTACATTTCTTTCGGCCTGTGCCAGGGCAGTTCGGAAGTTTAGTTTCTCGACAGCTTTCGCTTCGGCAAACCACAAAGGTAAACCTAAAAGGTCAGCCCCTCCGGCTTGCCAGTTAAGCGACCCTCCCCCAGAGAGGGGAGCGCGGCTTACGCGAGGCTCTCCATCGAAGATTACATCGTTAAAGTATTTTGCTAAATCCCTCTCGTACTTGTCGCCTTTGGCTTTCGGGTTCTTCAGTCTCGCCATTGTCTGCCTTTCGTTCAAAAGTTTTTAATGAGATTTGTAGGAGGAGTTCTTCTGCCTCGCTCATCGAAAGATGATTGTAAGCAACCAGTTGATCGAGCCTGTCGTTGATCTCTGACAGGATCTTGATCCGGTACTGACAGTTGTCATCACGCGAAGTCAGCGTGAAGCTCCTTACATTTGTTGCAGATATATTGCCATTTAGGTCTAGGCTTTTTAGAGCCACAACTGAGGCAAGGTCTCTCCCAAACTTGCTGACGTTGACGCTTTGAAGTTTGATATTTTGCCGCTGGGAATATTGCTATCCCTTCGCGGTTTAAAATACGCTTTAGCG